AAGCACCTGTTATACCAAATATGCCACCTATGCCTGGTGCTGGCGCTGGTGGTCCTCAACCCCCACAAATGTAAAGGATAAATCATGGACCTATTCAAACCAAGAGGCGCTAACGCAGTTCGTCGCCCAACAGATAATACCCAACAAAATGGCGTAGTTCTAAACACCCCTCGCTTTGCTACAATGGGTGGATTGGACAGCTCATCAAAGACCGGCCCAAAGAACAAGATGATTGTTCAGAAGCCTGGTGACGGTAAAAAAGTTATATAAATCAAATAGGGGATAATTATGAGCTTAGAAGACTTGTCGTTTGAAGCACGGGATGAATTGGCGATGTTGTCCAAGTCATTAGCTGACAATCCAGCAACACGGAATGAATTTTTGCGTCTGACCCAAAGAATTCGGCCAGACCTTCCAATTCCTGAGCTTGAGATGCAGAAGTATACTGAGAGCGCAGTTACTAAGTCTAATAATCGTGTCGAGCAACTTGAGGCAAAACTCCGTGAGAGAGATGCTATTGAGGACCTTGACCGTCGCAGAAGCAAGCTAATGAGAAAGGGCTTGATTCAGCACGAAGACGAAATTGAAGAAGTTGAGAAGATAATGCTTGAAAAGGGCATTACTAATCACGAGGCTGCGGCAGAGTATTGGCAGTGGATGAAGCAATCTGCTGTCCCTACTCCAAGCGGATACAATCCTAGCGCTATCAGCAAGTTTGACCTCAACAAGTTCTGGAAGAACCCTGTTGCTGGCGCACGGGATGAAGCATCAAAGGCTCTAGCTGACTTGAGGAAAGGTCCTCGGCCAATAGGGTTGTAAGGGGATATTAATTTTTTTAATTGGAGATAAACCATGCCTATAGGCGGCGGTATAATTCCAGCAACAGGTAGTTCGCAATACACAGAGTTAACTTACGTTACTCGCCGTGCGTTCATTCCTAAGCTGGTCGTTCAGCTTTACAACTCCACGCCTCTGATGGCGGCTTTGATTGCTAACAGTCAATCAGCTTCAGGTGGTGTGTCTTCGATAACCGTTCCTGTTCAGGGTTCGCAATTCGTTAACGCTCAGTGGTCGGATTACTCTGGTTCGTTCAACCAGCCTTCCGTACAACAAGGCGCTTTCAATGCAGAATTCGACTTGAAATTGATGATTGCTCCAGTACCGTTCTTAGGTATGGAAGGTGCAGTTCAGCAAGACGCAGCTATCATTCCTCTAATCGAAGCTCGTATGAATGATGCGACCAACGTGATGATGGATGCAATGGCTACTGCCTTGTACACAAACACCACCAACACTCAGCAATTCATTGGTCTTCCAGCAGCAGTAAACAGCACCGGTACTTATGGAAACATTGACCGCGCTACTTACTCTTGGTGGGCATCAAAGAAGTACGCTGCTGGTAGTGTTAACCCTACACGCCAAAACATCTTGCAGTACATCTCTGGAACCGTGAAGAACGGCGCAGAAGTACCTAGCTTTGCTGTTTGCGGATTCGGTACATGGACATTGCTTGCACAAGATTATGTAGGTCAAGAGCAATACGTTATCACCCCTGGCGCTGGTTTTGCTGGTGATGCTAACGGCCCTTCAGCAGCGTTCCGCGCTCTGATGGTTGCTGGAGTGCCTATTTACCCGGACCCATATTGCCCAGAAGGTACTGTGTACTTCCTGAACACCAACTACCTGTCTCTCTATATTCATGAGCAAGGCTCGTTTGTGTTTACTGGATTCGAGTCCACACTTCCTAATTGGCAGATTGGTTATGTTGGCGCTGTGTTGATGATTGCAGAATTGGTTAATACCAAGCCTAAGTCAATGACACAAGTGACCGGGTTTAACTCTCTCTCACTATAAGGAGCTATAACCATGTCATTATCAGCCAATAAAATCATACTAGCTACCGCAGTCACTAACACTGCTGGTGCATACTTCCTCACGACTACCCTTACCGCTGTCAACACTGCAAACGGTACTGTTATTCCTGCTGGTATGTATGTCATGTTCCCGTCAGCAAATGTCAGCATCTTGGCATCTAATGGCGCAACAAATGCAACTGTTATGGCCGCAAACGTAGGCGGAGTAGTTATCTCCGACGGATACAATGTTTACGCTAAGTCTAGCTACGCAAGTGGCGATACCGTAACATTGCTTTCACCTAATGGTGGTCAAGCTGTTACCGGCACTTTTAACTCTTAATAACTAGGAGATAAAAATGGCTACATCCGATGCAGTAGGTAATCTTTACTTTGACTCATTTGGTAACGCAAGACTAGCTACAGTTACCGCCACCCAGTTAAATACGTCTGGCAATGCTGTTATTGCCATTCCTCTGCTTGGCGGCGGCCTTACGGCTGGACTTGGAACAGCTAATTCTGGCGGGGTTATCATTCGGCGTGTAACCGTAATGAATCCGACAGGAACAGTTGCTCTTGCAAACGTATCAATTACCACAAGTAATGACGGCAATATCTCTAACGCAGTTGTTGGGAACGTGGTCTTCGCTAGTGTCTCAGGCACAGTTAAGTTCCAAGACTTAGCAATTGTTGGTGGTAATGTTGCTGTTTCAGGCTTTACAACCCAGGCTCTCTATGTCAATGTGAACACTGCTTCTGGCAATGCAAACACTGTTGATATTAGAGTCTACGGTGACGTAATTAGCTTCTAATTGTGATAAACGTATATGTAACAAATAAGTGGGACAAACCGCTTATTGATGACTACGCCTACAGACTGTACAGTTTCCCTGTAGGGGAGACAGTAGAGATTCCAATAGACGTTGCCAGTTACATATTCGGATACGGAAAAGAAGACAAAGAGCCGGTTATGGCGAGGCTTTCGTGGATAAGAACTAAGAACGACATACCAGAAGGTATGAAGATTCTTGAGAAGTTTGAAATATCCCTTGAGCCGCCACAAAAGAACCATTCGTTATCCCCGGTGGTAGAACGAGTACCCTTCCCCCCTGCAAAGAGGGGAGGGGGAAAAGTCTTTCCTAAAGCTGCTTAATATGGATGCTAAATGTCGCAAACATTATCAAGCTACATCACACAAGTCAGACGGCTTCTACATGACGCCAATGGTAACTTTTGGTCTGACGCAGAGCTAACAGACAACATCAACAGCGCTAGAAATCGCGTTGTACGCGATACTGGCTGCCTCCGTACCATCCAAGTAACACAAGTTCCCTGTACTCCTGTAGCTGGTGGAGCCACCCCTTATGCTTGGGTTGCTGGCGCAACAGTTAATGCGAACGACTACATATTCTCTAACATCTATATTTACAAAGTAACTATAGGTGGAGTTTTAGACTCGGACCCTCCCCCATATCCTACTGGGGCTAATGTATACCCTCCGTCAACTACGTTTACTAATGGCACAGCAACGCTGCTGTACGCTGGTCCTTGCGAGGTTATTAACTATGCTGGACTGCCTAGTGGCGACCAGACGTTAGACATTATCAATATCAACCTGTATTGGGGCAATACTAGAATCCCATTACGGTATCTGCCCTGGACACAGTTCAATGCTGAACTACGGTTCTGGCAGAACTACGTTGGAAGGCCAATAGCCTTTAGTATCTTTGGTCAATCACAAATATATATCTCTCCCATTCCTCAAGAGGCGTACACAATTGATATAGATACAGTCATTCTTCCTGAGCCTTTAGTTATAGCTCCTGATATAGACACTATCAAAGAGCCATACGCTACGCCTGTTCAGTTCTATGCGGCTTACCTAGCCAAGTACAAAGAGCAGTCTTATGGAGAGGCAGAGATATTTAAGCAGCAATATGAGAAACAAGTACAGGCTGTTCTAGTTAGCACGTTTACTAGAAGGATGCCAACGCCTTATAGCTCGGGAATGTAGTCATGGCCGCAGCAGAGCAGAAGAAGTCATACCAGATAGTCAAGCAGTTCAAAGGGCTTAACACTAAAGCTAACCGTACCGCTATTGACGAATCAGAGTTCTCGTGGCTTGAGAACGCTATGCCGGTTGGATACGCTAATATGCGTATCGTCCCTACCTCATCAAATGTTGGGAGCGTTACGTTTGCCAATACCGCAGTCTACTTAACCTCTGGAAACATTGGCCTAAAGGACTACCTGTTCTCTTTTCAGGCAGATGGTCGATGTGAGTATGTTGACCTGTCTACCAATACTAAGGGTAACGTAGCCCCCATAGGAACGTTCAGCTCTAGCGGATTGAGAACAAGTCAGTGGCGTAATGAGAGAATTCTGATTGCTGACCCGTCTAAAGGATATTACACATGGGACGGAATAAGCCTGGTATTTGTAGGTTCTGTTGGGGCAATAGGAATACGAAATGGTGGTTCAGCGTACACGACTCCACCTCTAGTAACTATTTCAGCTCCAAACGATACTAATGGAGTTCAGGCTACAGCGGCTTGTACTGTTGCGGCCGGAGCCGGAGGACTGTCTTACATAACCATTACTACGATTGGGAACAATTAC